ACCGTTTGTTTTTTTCTGGATCTGCTGGATCTCCAAAGACACCCATCTGTCTGAGCATGGCATACTTTTGCAATCGTGCGTCCGGTCCTTCATCACGGCTTGATCCCGGTACATAAACAATGCGGAACTGACCACCATTACGGATTGCATCAAATCGCATAATGCCCTGTTCAATCTTGTCATTTGGAAGTTCGCCACCCTCAACATTTCCAACAAACGGAACAATGGCAAACTGATTAACAAGAGCAACTTCCCATTCCTTAATACGTGCATTGCTAATTTCAATGTCTGCACGAATAAAGCTATGTTGTGTATTGTCAGCCTTCTGCAATAAACGAACCGATTCAGCTGGAGTTCCAGCAGATGCCATACCCTGACTTACATCATGTAATCCAGCGACATCCATCATGTCTTTTTCAACCATTTGCAACAACGGGAAAAGGTCTCCGCCAATACCCGGAGCACGTTGTATCTGTGGTGGATTAGAACCTCTATTGAAATAGACTTTGCGGTAAATGCGATTCTTGTCTTCAATTGCATCCGACTGATTGTCATATGCATCGGCGCCTACATTACTTAGACGCTCAATCATAATGTAATCTTTTTGACTCTCAAACTGCTCTAGTAGACGAGAGTAAATACGATTGTAAGTAGACTGCAATGCACATAAGTCAAAGCCTAATGAATATCCATATGGTGTTCCAGATCGTGGTTGCCAGCGCAAAGGAATGAATGGAAATGAATCACGCTTTTCATATGGCCAGATGCCAGCATATAAAAGAACCCCGTTAGAAGAAACTATGTAACGACCTTTAGGGTAAAGAGCGGTTGGTTTCTCCCAATACTCATAGACCACAGAAGATAGCTTTCTGGTGTCGTAGTTATTAATTCGAGCAGTTGACGGAGGAACCCATCCACGCCCAGATCCATTAGCGCCTTCAAGATAACTGTCAATATATCCACTGTTATGTCCCATGACAGCATCAGGCTGTACTAGCTTACCGATGTCTCCATAACTATCTACAAACCATGACAGCGGTTTAATCATGGCATGTATCATCCACCGGATGTCATCATCACGTTTTGCCGATGGATCAATGTACACATCAAAACAAGGAAGGATTTGTTCTACAACATCACCAACAGCCATTTGTTCATGACCAACAACTTGCTGTCCAGACATATCGTATTGCGGAACAACTTGTTCTCGCTTAACATCCCAAAACACTTTTAAATAACTTGTGCCTGTAACGCAAGCCCAACGCACACGTTCCTTTAATTGAGTCTCACGATTAAACTTACGATTGTAGTGATGGATTAAAAAGTTAGCTTCATCAGCAGCAGTCCTGTCATGATCAGAATCTGACAATGCAACAGCATTAGCATCTGGACTACATTGAGTTAGCTTGCCGATAACCCCATCAATTAATGGGCGAATCTTGTTTACAGTAATATATCTATTTGGTTCATTTGGATTTTGTAAATTAACTAGGTTGCGACTATTAGTGTTAATCCTAAACCATTGGCGTCCTTCAAAAAACGCAGACGCCATTGCCCATTCAATTTCCATCTCACTGCGAGATCGATAAGCAGTATCAAATTGAGTTTTTACAAAATCAACAATTTGACGATCTTGTTCTGGTTGATCACCGGGTACAACTTTCCAGTCTTTTCTTTGTAAATCTAAAGATAGGTTTTTAGGATCTTCAACTTTACTATTGAGTAATGGCTGTGAACCAACCATTCCAGTTGCTTTTGGCTTTGTGAATGCAGATACCTTAATTTTGTTATTCAATAACGCACGAGGAATCATACTGCGTAAAGCATTAGGATTTAATCCACGTGGTGGCAACGGAGGTTGCATATTCGGATCCATTGGAGGCATACTCATACCCATTCACCAACCTTCTCAATTAGCTTAAGTAACTTTTCAACTTTAATTTCTTGCAACGTTTTGTAAATCATATACTGTCCATATATCATTACGCTCATTAATAACATAATGAGTATGCATTGAATCCATGCCATTAAATGTAATCCTTTCGCTTATCTTCATCCAGCCATTTAGGACGATTGTTTTTACCTGTAAACTCTGAGTTCTTACTTACCTCTGGGCATTTAACTGGATTCATTCTCCACATTGCGCCATACCTAAAACTATCAATAGCGTGATCATTCTTAGTGCCATTGTCAATTTCATCTGGATCTTTAGGACTTGCCATAGTTAATGACAACTGTTTAATTAAGTTTGGACAATTGCGACGTAAGATTCTTAACTTAGGTCTGATGATTCCAGCAACAGAATCTAAATCGACCATCAATTCTTTACATCGTTGCCAGCCAGCTTTACGATCTTTAACAGCACGGACTGGGGGAAGGCCACGTTCCCACCAAATCTCAACTGGATACTCACCAATACGTTCTTCTGTTTTCATGGGAGGAAACGTATTAGCCCAGTCAAAAGCAATAGCTTCTAACTTTGTATTCCACATTTTGTTTCTTTGTGCCGGGCTTTTAGGTTGCGCTAAATTATGTTTATCTAGTAAATCTAATACTGAACTTGCTTGCTCTGAACTCACTTGTCCAGCTTGATACCACTCATCTATGACATAAACATTTTCACGTTCGTCACTAGCAAACAATAAGAAACACGCAGGTGCACCAGTACCAAAGTCATGACTGCCCCAGAACCTCCACCAAGGCTGTACCTCGATTGCATCGACTACATGCCAAGGTTCACCAGCCATGCCATATTCTTTAAACTCTGGGAAGAATTTACCGCCGACTCCAACGTCATGCTGACACTCACGCAAGAATGGTAACAGCCCAAAGTCTTCTATTTCACGCTGGCATACAGCAATGCTTTTATGCGACCACGTTGGTGTACCGCCAGTAATTTTATATGAAATACGACCGTCTTCTTTTTCAACGGGATCATATTTCAAATCATTAATTGCTGGAACAATCTTGCTTTGAATTCTGTTTTGCAACATATCCAACTCGCCAGTTAAAACACGACTCATGACGCTATTTGCATGAATAGCATTCTGGACAAAAACAATTGCAGCATCAGTACTTTTTGCAGGAAGGATGGTTTGCGTTATTGTTTGAATCTTCTTTTCAACTCGATTGACAGAGTCATCCAATTCATCGATGTCGTCCAAAATAATAAAGTCAGGACGTAGATGATCAAGCTTAACACCACGTGCACCGGTATCCAAACCAAAAGCCAACACGTTAAATCCGTTAGCAGTACGTAACTTAGATGCATTCCAACCTTTTGAAAAACCGTATTGGTTAACAGCTCGCTCAATGCCACACTTTTCCATGACGTTAGCAATATCACTAACGTGTCTATTTGCTGCATCCTGTGTAGCGCACACATACAAAACAAATCGCCTTGTAGCACGTACAGCAGTTCGGCAGGTAATTAGTTCAACAGTAGTGGACTTTCCACCACCACGGAACCAGCATTCAATAAGTGCTGGTGGTGGGTCACCCTGCGAAAAAGTATCTGACCAATCCCACGCACGTACGTGATGACTACCTAATTCAGAGCTTGCTGCATGAGGGGCATACGTCTTTAACCAAGACCGATAATCAAGATCGGCACCTACTAATGGAGTTGCTACACCAAAATCAAATTCACCATTATCAATAGATGATTCAATTTCATCATTTAATGCTTGAAGTAAACTTAGAGATAAAGACTGACTTGTACGTACAAACTTCTTAAGCTGTTTCGGTGTCGATGACTTGTTCACTGTTAGTTTCATCTGTTACCTCCACATCAATTATTTCTTCATCAATTTGATATTGCTTAATCAATTTGCCGATCTCCGCGTTAATTGCTTTTAACTCGTCTGCACTTTTAATATGACGTTTCATTGCAGCATACACCTGCATCACAAGACTGTAAGCCTGATCAACTTCAAGGGTATACGCTTTAACCTGCAACATGCGCTGCTCGGCTTCAATGATGTCTGTACGCTTTTCAATTAACTTTACGACTTCATCACTAGCACTTAACGCATCAACACCACGGTCTACAAGATCAGTAAGCTCACTAGCAGCTGCGGTCAATACATCCAAATCACCAGACTTAGCAGCAGAAGTTAATGTTCGTGCAACTGATTTTATTTTGTTGTAATGATCAATGCTGATTCCATCAGAAATAGAAGCAGCTTTAATATCCATTAATGCAGTCACAAATGCTGCATCGTCCTTTAATGAAAAAAGATCTGGATCTTCTCTAAGTTCGTTTATGCGATCTAATAACTGACGGCCAACCTCACTAAATCGTTTTCTGTATGGAGATTTTAATCCATGCATAAATCTATTTTCGTGAACTATGGCTTTACTTTTTTTGTCATGCTTGTCGCAAAAATACGATCCATTTTTTGCATGGAGGTCACATTGCGTGGTTATACCGTTTGATCGAAATGTGGCTGCGCATTGTTGCATGTCATTCATACTACATCAATAAGTAATGTTACGGTATAAACGAGTCTTGAGTAGCGCGACCAATTCCCTGTATAGATGCTTTTAAATCACGTTTATGGTTAGGCAATATGTAATCTCTCATAATCCGCGCTGCGTCAGACCACGATGATTTTTCTTTTGTATCTTCAAATGATTGTGTTGCCGGATTATAAGCTTGTTTAGGGCGTTTAGTCATAGCTGCTGATGCAAGAGAAACAGGATGAGAACCTAATTCAGTTAAACCATAACCAACAGGATTAAGAATATCTGTCAACAAATCTAAAACATGACTACCGTAATTAGGTTGTCCTTGTGCATTTGGGCGCAACTCGGCCACTGTGTGTCCTCTGTATCCAGCAAGTTGTTTTGGAAGACGTGCATTAGATACTGGAACTGTAGCTTTCATTGCTTGAGGTGAATTCATAAATCCTGCTAGTGCTGTTAATGGATCTTCTATTCGAGTGCCTTTTACATTTATTCCCGGATTACCATTATTTTTTCTATCTTCACTTTGCCATTTAGGCCCCATGATTTTGTCTCTTAGAAATTTATCAATCTCAGGATAATTAGCTTGATACATAGAGTCAGCAGCAAAATTAATAGCAGGTGCAAAAGGACCCGTTGGAATCGTGGCTGCATCTTGCACAGTGTTTAAAAATAAATGCAGTGCATTCATTTCTTGTTGTCTTTGTTTTGTGTTATTGCCAGACAAATCAAATCGTGGATCATCTACTGGTAAAGCACTTGTGTCAATCATATTACGTAATAACACAGGAGCTTGACCCAGCATACTCATTCCTTTAGTTGCTCTAGAAAAAGCAGAAGGAACAGGTGGAAGGCGGCTGTTAGCAGAAGCGTGTGCTGGTGATTTAAAAACTTGTACACCATTTTTTGATGCAATAGGTTTTCGTGGATCATATCCAGCAGATATTCTCTGTGACCTTGGAGTAACATTTTGTCGTGGATCGGGCATTATCTTCTCGCGTTAATTCCTGTAGCTGCTCCAACTCCTGCTCCAAATCCTAATAAACCTCTACCAAGTAATGCTGCCCGTCGTTTTTGTTGTGGTGTACGTCCTGCCGTTGACGTTTCAGCTGGCTCTGCATTATATTTGACTACACCACGTGCACCGGTAGTTGGAGCGTCTAACTCTAATGAGACTGGGTTAACTCCAAGTTTCGGTGAACGTTGTGCCATTAATTTCATCACGCCAGTAATTGCTTCTTGATGAGAAGCATTCTGTTCTTTTGTGCCAGATGGGTCATATGCCATAACTTGTGTAAGTGTCTTACCATTTGTTAACTGACGTCCTAACCACATGGCTGTTTTAGCATCAGCAGCTGGTAGGTTTCGTGCTGCGCCATTCCATTCAGATAACCATTCCTGTGGTGTTTGCTTGCCCATAAATGGTTGATGGACTAAGTCACTTAACTGGGCAGGTGCAGGCGCTGGATATGCAGGACCCTTATCTCCAATTATTGAGGCATTTGAAACCATACTCCGACCTAATGCATTTCCTGCACCGGTAATAGGATCACCCGCTAATTCAGCCCTTCGAGTTTTTGATTGACGAACAACACTTCCAAGAGCAGCTGTTTCAGTTGGGCTAAATCTACTTGTCTTTACAGCTGGTCTTCGTCCCGGACTAGCTATTCCTTGCTTGGCTTCACCAATTAATTCCGTAATGCGTTGCAAGGTTGCTGGTCCAGTTTGTGGATTTGAAAGTTTTCGTAAAAACCTTTCGCCGGGTGCCATTTCTCCTCTTTGATCTGTGTAATTAGTTAAATCTCCACCATTTCCAAATGTTTTAATTATTGCTTCAGCTTCACGACCAAAACTTGTAAACTCTTGATTAGACATTCCTAATGGATTTGTAGTAACAGCTCTACGTGTTGCACTTGGTTGAAACAACTGTAATGTTGGCATTTTTTGAGTTGGATCTAATCCATTAAGCATGTCAACTACTTTTACTACATTGTCAGTATTACCTACTTGACCTGTTTTTGTTAACTTAGCAATATGATTACGAAACTCTTGAAACACTGCAGAATCACCTTGTGATTTAGCTAGTTTGTCACCCTCTAAACGCAAAAGCCTTTGTACAGTTTCGGTGCTTTCACCTGCTGTTGTACTCTTTACTTTTTGTGTTCCAGTTCCACCTGATGCAGCATATTTAACTCCAATAGACTTAATTAACTTGTCATTCATGTTTTGCAGTTGGAAATTGATAGCTTTTTTGACAGTAGGATTAGTATCTGTTCCTAAACGCTGCCACAACATCCACATCCTGTTATAGTCATCACCTGTAAATGGTGCAGCATCAGGTTTGACAACATCCGCTGTTTGAGCACGTTGTTTTTGAGCAGGTATAACAGTTGCTACAGATTTGACTGGCGCACCACCGGGACGTAATTCAGCAGCAAATTCAGGGAGTACTTTACCAAGTTCTCCTAACACAGACATGCTAGTGCCTTGAGCAGTAGGTGAATTTGGATTAAATACAGCATGCCAAATACGGTTTGATAACTGCGTACTTAGTTGTGTATCAGCATTAATTTCTCCAGTAAATCGTAATCCCGGAATGCTCCGTACGCCTTTTTTATTTGGTGCTGCTAATGCACGGTCAATTAAACTTGCGTAAAGTTCTGGGTTCTGTGACTTAACAGTTTCCAACATTCGTTGACCACCAAGGCCAAGGTTTGCAATGCGTCCAGCTTCGGTAGAATGTGGATCTGCAAAAATACCAAAGTTTAATTGGTTACTTGCAATACCTGATTTAATAGCCGAATTACGTAATGTTTTTAAATAAAGATCAAGCTTGCCTTGTTCTGGAGTGTAAAGAGTACCCTCTCCAAGTTGTTTTTTTACATCTACCGGATCCATATTAGCCGTTAAAGCATTTGCAGTACGCGGCATAATGTTTGATAATGCGCGTTCATTTAAATGCGGTAGTAAACTTTTATGTATTTGACCCCAGTCTGTAGATGCTTTATTAGTTAGTAAATCTGTTGCCGCATCTAAATCGCGTACAAAATCTGGATGAGACCACGACATACCTAAACCACTAAGTAATTGATTAGGTAAATTTAAATTATTTACAAGATTAGCAACATATGTTGGGACAGTTGGTCCTCCAACACGAGCTTTATTTGATCGTGACATAGACACAAAACTAATAATCTCCTGCATTTTTTGCGGAGTCATTGTGCCTTTGTCGTTTAAATTTAACGTGTTTTCAATTTGTTTTGTTAATTGAACACCAATTGGTGAGTGTGGATTATTTACAAGGGCATCAACAAATCTACCCATTGCTAAAGATGCTTCACGCAGTCCCGGCCTACCGGAATTTTTAAACTCACCTTCCATGCGGTTTTGAACAACTGTTCCAGCTGACTTTAAAATTGTAGGTGCAACATCTTTAATAGAAATTGGTGCTGGCTTATCTACTTTATTAATGCCTGAAAAACCAAATTGTTTAAATTCACCAAATGGAACATTACTTACAAATGCAGATAGGTTTGAATTTTTAGTTAAACTTGTACCTATGCGAGCATTTAAACGTTTGATATCTGTTGCTGATCCACTTTCAAGTGTTTTCATTGCATCGGATACAGTTTGTCCCCATGCATCAACAATTGGTTTTGTATATTGGCCCGTCCAACCACGTTCTTTAGCTGTTTCATTTGCAGTAGCTAGAGAAGTTGTTCCACGTGCAATATTTAAAATAAGATCTTGAGCGTCTTTATTACCTTCGTTTTGTACAAACGCTGTGCCAAGTGTTCCCCAAACACCATAATCTCGTCCGCTTTTTGCTAATCCATGAACAACTTTTAACTTTTCACCAAGTGACTTATTTCCAGCATTTGCACCTTGTACAACTGAATCAAATACATCAAGTAATCCTGTACTGCTTTGTGGGCTGTATAATTTGTCTGTTAATGCTTGTACATCAATTTGCGGAGCAAATCGTGGCAGCATGTGACCAGACCTAGTTGTTTGTGGTGCTTGTCCTGTAACCAATGGTACTGGTGCCTTTGGTAACGCACTAACTACACGACCACCTTCGGTTTTAACTCGTGGTGCAGGCGTAGATACATCTATTGCCTTAGCACCCATATCGCGAATGTATTTGATTCGCGCTGGCCCATCAGCACCTTTTGGAAAACCTTCTGGTGCAGCATACTCACCAGTTGAAATCTTTTTGTCAATTTCTGCTGCAGCTTCATCAATAGAGCCATGTCTAGTTGTTGATTGAACGGATACTCGTGGAGCAGCCGTCATACCCGATGCAGCACCACCTCCAGTTTTTGCTGGAATTGGAGCAGGTCGTATTGTTGCAGTAGATTGTCCACCTACCGTTGTTTTAAAATAATCACCAATAGCTTCTGGTGTCAGACGAGTAATTGGTTTAGGTGTTTCTACAGCAGGTGGTGCAAATGTTTTAATATGCTCCGCTGTTAAACCCGGAATAGATGTTCCAAGCTCAGACAAGATTCCTTCAATAGGTTCACCTTTACGTAGACGAGCACGAATTGAACCCTGTTGTGCAAATGGAATTAACTTTAACGCTTCAGATTTAAAGTTAGGTAATGGGGCAGCACCTTCTGCTGGAGGCGGTGGAGGAGGAGGAGGCATTGCCCCTGCAGTTGGCTGAGAGCCACCAGATTTACCACCGGGCATTTGTCCCAAAATCATTGCTGTTAAAGCTGAAACGTTCATAAGTTAGCCTTTAAACCCTTTACCAATAACTACCTTGCCATTCTTAAGGTGTTCTTTTTTCTCCATTGCCATGATCTGAGCTTTGGTAGGCGCCTTCTTTAATCCGTGTTCTTTCATTTCCATCTGAGGGAGACTTTTAGATGTAGGCATTTTTTTCATGCCGTGTTCTTTTTTTTCAATCCCCATCAAACCACTCCATGACAAACTGTTGATGTGTTTATTCATTTTGTTTATCATTTTCCTACTACTCGCGTTCCTGAACTGTGTGTTTTGCCAGACTGACGAGGTTCACCGCCAGCAAATCGATTTTCTTGTGTTAGCATCCGTCCCTTTACTGGACCCATGTCTTCGGCTTTATCTCTACGGTGATTTTGAAGCGCTTCTGATCCAATGCGTTGTGCATTTAGTGCTCCTGCAACTGCAACGCCAGCACCTAAACCTGCAAGTCCTGCTTTTGCAAGACCCGGTGCATTCATCTTAAACTGGCTACCAATTGACTTAGGAGGTGCTTCGGAAACGTGCATTCCAGACGGTCGTTTTGTGCCAGCGTCAACAAACTCTTTACCTAATGGACGCATTGCGTAATTACCAAGATCACGTGCTACAGATTCTTTAGTAGCTGGTCCCGGCTGTTGACGATGCGAGTCACTAGGAGCAACACCATCGTAATTATCTACATTTGTTACATTGTTTCCAGTTTGTCGCTTATTACCCGTCATCTCACGCATGCGATCTGTTTGGTTTCCATAATATTCATTGGCGTGTGCGCCAGCCATTAGTTTTGCAGAATCTTCATGCATACGCGCAGTGTTATTTGCATTGCGAACATTTTGATTATTAAACTCATCAAGTCCAACATTTTGACCACGGCTTGGACGATGTCCAGTTCGCGTGTCACTAGCTAATTTACGTAATTCTCTACCAGCACGAATATCTGGTGCAGATTTTGGGCTTGTGGTATTTTGTGTGCCTTTAATTACTGGCGGTCTCTTTCCAAATGCATGCCCATTTACAATGTCATTTGCATCACTGCTAAACATGTCGCGGACATGGCGATTATCAATCTCACCTAATCGTTTATGGTATGTATCTAAGCGTTGATTAAAAGATGGACTAGCTAAACGGGCAAGATCAAGTGTTTCTCGTGCTGTATCACCGGGAGTTCGTCGATAATCAATAAACGATGCATTGTTGATAGCGCTTTGGCTTAAACCCATTGATGGTGGCTGTGAAGATCCAACTGGACTCATGCCGCCACGAACATTAGAGCGACTACCACCGGTTGTTTCACCACGCGTTGTACCTACAGCACGTGTTGTTACACCTTTAGCACGTGCTGCAGTTGCATCAGCACGACGTTGATCACCCGGACGATTACCCTGTGGCATGGTTACACCTACCTATCCATCAATTACAATTCCATGCTCGCAATGATTTATTAATACGCGAGTTTGGATCGTTAGCTGTTTTAGTTGAGGTGTTTACCTTCTTCATACCTTCCATGCGAGCACAAAACGATTTGCGTCGTGCTGCATCTTTAGGAGTCTTAGGAGTAGGTGCAGGTGGTTTGAGATTAGCTCCAGTTGTACGCTTAAAATGCGCACGACCAGCGGAATTTAACCCACCAGCAGGATTTTGATACTTCTTTACAACTCCCATTTGGTATACCTCACAGCATCATACACTCATTGATAATCTGGACGCATTACTTGCGGTATACTTTATTATGCTAAAACTAACCTTAAAAGAAAAAGAGGTCCTGCAACTCGTTGGCGAGTACAAAACCTCTAAAGAAATAGCATTACAACTAAAGCTAAGCCCACGAACAATCCAGTCTTATCTTGATAACATTTACTTTAAATTAAATGTCAAGGGACATGGCGCTCGCCACCAAGCATATGCTGCAGCTTTAAGTGCTAACTTGCTTGATTAATCAGCAAATGGATCATCAATATCGTCTACCTTAATCTGTCCAGCAGGACGAGGATTTGGCGGAGGAAGAGTCTGATCGTCTTGCTCTTTACGTGAATCAAGTAATGTCCATTGGTCTACAATAATCTTAATAGACTGTTTCTTTACACCTTCCTTGTCGGTGTAGTTATCTAGCTGAATCTTGCCTACAATGGCCAACAAGCGCCCTTTAGTTGCATACGTGGCAAGTGCATCACCCGTCTGTCCAAATGCTGTACAGCTAAAAAAGTCTGTTTCTTTTTCACGACCTTTGCGGTCTACTGCGATACGAATATTACAAACAGATTTACCTGTAGTTGTTTGTTTTGACTCAGGATCTGCAACAAGCCGTCCAATTAATGTAACATGATTAAGCATACGGTTCTCCTATATGATTATACCGTAAGTAATACTGGTGGAGTAAACAACCATGAAGAACATTAAGCAGATGAGAGATGGTGGAATGAATAAGAATGGCATGCGTAAGGGCATGCTGACCGGAATGAAAAAAGGGCGCGATCGCGGTATGGAAGATCAAGTCTGCACACACTGCAAAAAGCGCCCTTGTGAATGCGAAAAGTGTTAGTTTTCTTCATCCATTAGTAGCTTGGTAACAAGCATGATTGTGTCATGAGCAATTTTCTTTTGCTCAGTAGCAGCCATGATTGCGTACCACGCTACTTTCAACATGTCTGATTGATAGGACGCGCCTTTTTTGTGACCAGCGCGTTCAATGTATTTCAACATGCTAAATTGATACGGATCGAGATTCCATTCCTTGACTAAATCAATTGTTTGAATCTTATGCTGAGTGTAATGACTGTTATCAATCACCGATAATCACCAGTACTGCCAAGACCGCCCTCACTACGCTTGGTCTCTACTTCAAATAGTGGTTCATCAGCAATAGCAATACAATCACAGAGTTCCACTGGTGCTAATACAGCTTGCGCAATAGCCATCTTGTCTCTAATGATTTGGATCTCTTGGCTATGATTGATGACAATAACCATCACCTCGCCTTGATAATCCTGATCAATAGTTCCGGGTGAGTTAAGTACGGCAAGACCATATTTAAATGCCATACCGCTACGTGTGCGCAACTGTAACTCATAACCCTTTGGAATCTTTACCTTCCATCCTGTTTTGATTACTGTACGCTCACCGGGCTTAAGCCGAACTACACCAGTGTGTGCAAATACATCCCAGCCAGAAGACCCCGGAGTCTTGCGCGTAAACATATACTCACGCCAGTCAAGCTTGGGGTCACCTATCCATTGGACCTCAAGCTTCATTCTTATAACCTAACGCAGCACGAAGCATATCCATTACAAAAGTAGCTGGAATCTTTACCTTATCGCTACGCAAATCATGAAGATAAGATGCTGTATCTACAATATTTAAATCGATAACAACATTTGCTGTTTCGTCACCTTTAGATTGCACAATCTTATAAACAGGCTTACCAGAATCTAACGCCATATGTACTTCAACATCACTAGTTGATCCACGCTTAAGGATAATCATTCTTTTTCTTCTTTCTTTTCACTACCGTAGGTAGTATTAAGTATATGATTTATAACATCGTTTTGCAAATGGATTAACATTTTGCTTGGAAATAATGCTCCGTCATTCCATAACTTATATATAACTGCAACTGCTTCTGCCGGAGGCATTGTTTTTTCATGTGCTGATTGATCATCTACACTAGATCTTAACGATAGTGTTATTAATGTTGATGGCTCATGTTGTACATGAATACTAATATCGGATTCCCGGCCAATCAAAATAATATTGTAACTGTGTCCTGCTTTACTTAAAAACATATCTAATCCTCCATGTAATGTTCTTCAAATGCTGCGGTAGTAATAGGAAGAGCTGTTGTCAAAACATTCCAACAATCTTTAGCTATTAACCGATGTTCTTCCTGAGTGTGTTTATTAGTACGGACTCTGCAATAGTGCAACCAATCACGTACAGTTCCCTTCATATATAACCGTGTACCCACGCATAAAGGCAGCACAAGACGTGCTGACTCCAGAGCAACACCGCTTTGAATAAGGTCGTTGTACGTACGTACTGCAAAAAGAACAGGAGCCAATGCTTTGTTATCTGCAATAAGTTGTTCTTCTGTGTCCACATATGGAATGCTACCTTGCCGATTAGTGGCGCCTTTGCGTCTCATTATAGGCAGATCCATTTCAATCTTAGATGGATCAGCGTAGCGTTGGCTAAACTCTTGAAAATGAAAACTGCGGTGACGCAATATCTGTGCGGAGATAGCCCTAGATGTATAAATTTCCATGGTTACATCTACCATTTCAAATACTGACCAATGGCCTTCTCTCATGCAATAGCGTAATAGGCGTTCATACTCAGGGTTATCATCGTTACTAGATGACACACGAGCTATGTGAATCATGAACTGCTCTGCATCGGGTTGAATGTACTTTAGTGTGGCTGCCATTTTTACTCCTATGCCTCAGACGGGACTCGAACCCGTACGTCTTGCGACAACGGATTTTAAGTCCGTCGTGTCTACCGTTTCACCACCGAGGCGTGTTTTATTGTACCGTAAGTACGTATGATATTATGGATGCACAACGCGATGAAAACTTAAAAAGCCACCCATCATGCCGATAGATCTTTAAGTCGAGCGACGTAGAAAAGCCCCTTCACAGAGGGGCTTTTTTTATTGACCAAGCTTCGTTTTTATTTTTACCTGAGTATGGAACTGCGCATCCGTCTCTAACTAACTGTTCATTGAGTGTGCAAGATGCCCTGTCGGTCGCTACGTGGACCAACCTGCGACCATACTTATCTAATTGGTGTTCTACTCGGATGGTGAATTTTTCGAGCTTAGCGGCGGCATCTTCAAACCAGAACTTGGCTTCAAGGATAGCTTTCTTTCCTTCCGCCGTAGATTTCTCCGGCGTATCAATTCCGTGGAGCCTACAGTGCTGATCCACAAGCCATACACCAAAACCGAGATCGATATCGCAAACGAAAGTGTCGCCATCAATAACTCTTTTGTATCTGATTCCATACTCATACATTAGCTATGCCTTTTTGTTGGAGCGTACAGAATGGTCACTGTTACGGCTAAATGACCTATTAGCCGATGGTGACATTAGTAGTAAATTACGGAATGAATTAGAGCCACCTTGTGACAATGGTTTTTTATGATCAATGTCTTTACCTGCACGGCTGATACCTTTAGCATCCATAGCCCTACGAGCCGTCTGACGGTCCATACGCAGAGGATGCTCACCTCGTGCCACTTGTTGCTGGTACTCTTTCTTGTATGGTCGTTCTTTATTTACGTAGGGCATTTTAGTTACATCCCCGGCTTTGTATTCTTGACTTTCATAGCCTTAGACATAGGTCCTTGACCAGAGTAAGAACCATTTGATCCGCCTAGTGCACTACGTCCATAAGAGGTGTTATCTTCTGGTTCATAGTTAGTTGCTCCGCGTCGTGCATTAATGTCACCAGCAACTAAAGCACCAGCACCAAGTCCAGCCATGATGCCACGCTGCGCCATTTTGCCAACGCCACGCTTTATCATGTTTCCACGTGCTGTAGACTCACTAGCTTTATCTGATGCTCGTCCTGCTAAACGCTGACGAGCTATTTGTGCATTCTGTGCATCACGAGTACCAACAATTAGATTGTCAGCAGCTATACCTTTGCCTTCTGGGCTAGTAAAACTAATAGGCCGCCTAGCTGACAAACCAAAATCACTAATGTCTCCAGAGAATTTGTCACGTGCGTTTACGTCACCACGTGCTTGATCACCACCAACTGTGCGAGTATCACCCGCTCTATATCTATATGAGCCATCAGGGCGTCTGCCCATTTCTGACGTCATGGGAACGAGGCGTTGGTCATAAATACCAAAGTCACGTCTGGTAATAAATTTTGGTTTTTTATCGTCTGGCATGAGTGTTAGTCTCCCATGTCATTGTACACAAAAAAAAGACCAGCGTGACAGGACTGGTCTTTCTCTTTTTGCAGAGTCCGAGTATGTCGGGCTAGAAGAGGAGGTTTCTAGACTTTCATAGCTAACCTTGCGGTTGCGGTTTAGTTATACCATTCTCATAGCACGACGTCGCTTTTCTTTTGCAAGAGCAACACGCTGTAACCAACGAGCACCCGTAAGTACCTTACTAATCATAACGTTACGCCCTGTAGTAGAAAGAGTATAAAGGACCACAGGGGTAACGCTATCCCCAGTCGCTGCGCTCTGTTGCACTGTGCGTTTACGTACATGGCGCAATACAGACACGACATGGGGGACTCCTACTGCTGGGATCGAACCAGCGACCATCCGGTTAACAGCCGGAGGCTCTACCGCTGAGCTAAGTAGGAAGGTCTTCATGCCGTAAGTATATCTATACTGATGTAGTAGCGCAAGGATATAGATTTCTCCGTGGGGAGATGTGTTTCTCCGATGGGAGAAAAGAAGAAAAAAGGAGATTGACTGTAGCTGTCGGAGTCCCCAACTGATTTTCGGAGGGGGGCAGGGGCTTGCCATGAGGGGGGCGGGGGGACGGGGGGTACCCCTCCTCCTAACTGATTACTTACGGGCAGGTGATTCTATATGTTCACCACTACCGGATGGTACGGGTGAACTACGCCTGCTGAAAAGTGACTAGCGAACACTTTTCACCGGGCGTTTTGCTTATTCAAGGTTGCAATAAGTAGAATGTAAACCCAAACGATATATGAAAGGTATCGTACGGTTACAAAGTCTACTGCATTGCATCGATTCTAGAATAGGTTATATACAATGATGACAATAGGGGAATCACACTATAGTGGTTCCCCTTTTTCTTTGCCTAGTCTGTTAGAGGAGATATCGGGATGTTCTCGGTATCTCTTGTGCTAGATAGGCTAACACAAGCACACACAAAAGGATATGCCCCAATGGCACGTACTAAGAAGCCCGTCATCGTTGTCCCCGCATCTGTCAAGGTTGCTGACCTGTTGTTGCAGGTTGGTACTCTTGGTGGCCACACAGAGGTATCCAAGTATGTAGGCTTGACTTACAACACCACTGTTGGTAAGCGCATACTTGATGCGCGGGCATCGTTGAAGGACGGGTTCACTGTTTCTTTCTTCAATAACCTGCGGGTTGTTGCCAATACCATCAGCGCTGAGTCTGCTGATGTGCAAGCGTTGTTCGATGAGATTCTGTCAACCACTGCGGCGGCGGCAGAGACTGAGACACTCATTGAAGACACGAAGTCTGTAGTTGTCAAGCCAGCAGAGGTGAAGGCTGTCAGCCACATCCTGAATACTTTCAAGAAGTAGTCTGGCTACATCGTCAACCTATCCATCGTTTGATATGGGACTGGCAGAGCTGGTGCGTATCTGGGTTCGATTCCCAGACTGCTGTTACCTCAACAGAGGTGTTTGGAGGAAAGAGTTATGAATCGTTTGGACCACAGTATCCAGAAGGCTACGGTCTTCAACATCATCAACGACTTGGGTGCGCTCAAGTCCCCTAGGAATCGTCGGACTCCATCCGACATCACCGACAAGATTGTTTTGTTCTGCGCAGAGATGCGTAAGAAAGACGGCGCTCTTGAAGCGTCAATCTACAACGTTGAAGACAGTATGTGGATGGTGAATGAGTGCCATGAAGCACTCGTAGCATTGGCAGTAGACGCAAAGATGATTGAGGTAATCGCATGACAGTAACAGCAGGTTCCTTCCCAGCAGGGAAGTTTCAAATCAACATCACACCACAGGGAGTCGGTCTCCTTGTGCGTGTGACCAATCGCAACACTGACGGATGGATTGAAGGCAAGCACTGGTTCAGTAACATCACTGTGTTCGCAGAGAAGATTGCTGAGTTGGCGTTCCTCATTGGTGGTAGCGATCAAGATCAGGCAGAGATTCGGCGTGTGGTAGGAAGGTTGGCAAGCAAATGAGATTCACAGCACTGGAAAAGACAGCCGTCAAGGGCTACGTAGTTATGGGCATTGTTGCCCTTGCACTTGGAATGACATGCATCTATCAACAATCATGCATTCAAGCTGCAGAGTTCAAGGCAAGCGTAGCAGAAGAACTGCTTGAGAAGAGTCAAGACCGCTTGGTTAATCAGGAGGTGGCAAATTGACAGTCTATATTGCTGACTTCCGTAAGGGTGAGTGGAAGGTGTATGCCAACAAGGGGCGTACACCAATCGTAGTTCCGGACTGGGCAACACACGTTCAGTTCGGTCCCGGATTCGTCACCTTTAAGGGTGATGACAAGGTTATGACTGAATCAACAGCCGAGCAAGTTGGCTGGAACGGTTGGTCACTTGGGCCAGCAGTTCTTGCTGGTATCCCCGCAGAAGGTGTTTGGGACGCATCCATTGAGCGTTCCTACCTTATTGAAAGAGAAGGATGTAAATGACAACACAAGAACTTATCATGCTGAGAACTATTCTACTCAGCAAGCCAGAACAACTTGCGAAAATGAATTTGCGCCGTTACGACAGCGTATCAACTGGACGCAACAAGGTTAGGTGGAGTACTGACAGCATTGACAGACTCGCCACTGACTTTAGGGTTGATGTCGAGTGGGCTATGAGACATAGCCATGACCCATCGCAGTTCCGTGGCTTCATCACGATGCCATCAAACTGCACCAACAACGAATGTCCGTTTTACACCGGACGGGTTGTGTCGTTTACCTTTGCTGTTCCAAGCTTTCCTGAAACAACAACTTGGTTATGGGATGCATCAGACACAGAGGGATATGACACAGCATGCGGTGACCACGCATGGCTTACAGAAACAATGAAAGTAGTGAGGGACTATTGATGAATCTTACAATCAACAAGACTCGGCTGCGTCCGAGCATCACCGTCGGACCAGACTGCATACACAAAGAGACAGAAGGGCGGATGGTCTTCAAGACCAAGCATTCAGAACGCATCGCTGACAAGGTGGCTAGAATAATCGGCGAGCACGTACAACAGATGAACGATATATGGAAACGCATTGAGACAGGTAGTGTGTCTGACCCGACGTTTGAAAAGCCTTGTTACAAACGTGGTAACTCATACTTCAAGGCTGCATTCGTCTGCCATCACATTGATCGTGACGATAACAAGGCTCTGTACTGGCTACGCAAAGCGTGGGCTTGCTTTGATTGCGAGGGTTCATTCCACATTGAGGAAAGGGACGGATACGACGATTCCATCTGGCTGCACACTGACATCTTGAAGGACAACGAGTGGGATATAGCAGCCAAGGTCACTACTCGCAGCTTCCTTGGTGTAACCGTAACACATCACCGAATAGGGACCATCAAAGAGGACCCTGATATGACACCGCTCGCCATACGGTTAGGGACATTCGATAAGTACGTAACAATGGAAAGCAACAAACGCTTTTCATACAAATAAGTTTCTCCGCACCGGAGAACAATAGGACAACACAATGACAGATGAACAACTCAAAGAACATTACGAGTATTGCAAGATGGTCTTCTTAGACCACAGCATGATTGAACCATGGCAAAGACGTGAGTCCGAAGAACATACCGCATGGAAAGAAACACTCGATCGACTAGGCGCTGCCTTTACTGCAGCAGCAGAGGCACATCATCAAGCAACAATGAACAGAATGATAAGGAAACGTGATGAACGAAAAAGAAACTTGGTATCACCGAAAGATTAACTTAGATGATGGATGGGTCATATCCATTATCTGTAAGGATCACGTCAGCATTGGCTATAGAGAACACCTGTTTGAGTGTGCTCTCATATCACCTACCGATGGCGTCGATGATAAAAGCGTGACTGGCTACCTCGACTTTGATGACGTAGCAAAATACATACGAAAGGCTAAGAAGAAACACAATGACACGATCAACACAACTCAAGACTGAACTATGGGCACTCTTCACTGAGGGTGGAGGTATCACACGCACTCAGTACTACGACCAGTACAATGAAGGCTCGATGGTAGTACATGAAGACCCGGATGACAAGAGCATCTGGGTCCTTCTCTTTGAAGACCTGATACATGCTGAACGTGTAGCAGGTGAGTACAAAGAATGTACAGGTGATACATGTGAAGTACTAAAGACAGAGATTAGAGGCCTCGATGATGACCAACACATCAGGCTCTATCGGATGGATGGTAGTTGGCAAGATTACATACGCGAGGAGTACATCGACCAACTAACACAACAGAAAACACCATCGTTTTGGGAGCAAGCATTCCCAGAAGAGGAGGATTGAGCACACTCAAAGGGAGGGGTCAAATTTTATACCCCTCCAATTTTTACTCCCTACGAGGGGTCAGATATTACCCCCCTCATATACATTGAACAATAATCAGAAGGAACTATAATGGCACGGAAGCAACAACAACATGTCCAGCCTAGAGATATCCGCATCGAATACCCACTTAGTACCGACACCTACTTCCAACACAGATGGGGTGTTTTTGAGTACATCGTCGGGAAGGATGGTGATGATAACGCCAGACAAACTCGCCGCTTACTTCTTAACAGCTTTGACAGACGCGAAGACGCAATAGCCTACTACCCGGAAGCAACGCTTCCAAATACAACGACAGAGGAGTGACCACCATGTGGTTCATAACATCTATCATCGTTCTAGTACTGTCCATCGTGGCAGTACTAGGATGGTTCATCTACACAATACACACTTACCAAGACCGCATCGACAAGGACAACTAACATGACTACAGAACAGAAGAAGATAGCCTACTACGAATGGCTCGGACAGATGACATTCCTCAGCAAACTTATCGGTGAGAAATTCAAACAACCTACTAAACCAGACGGCACTATTGAGGATGACATCGACATCCTATGGAACTGGTATCAAAACTACAACAACAACTTGGCACGTGAACTCAATCAAATACGAACGGAGATACGCAATGCAACTCATTAATACTTATGTCCACCCACAAGATGTAGCCAAAAGGGCTTATCACCACTTCCGTGGACAGTTCAATCAACACTTTGATTACATGTCCATTTCTTCATCCAGTTACTCAGCCCACAGCAACGGACACTCTAAGACATGCACACAGATATGCACCATCGAGTTAGAACGAAGAGAGCCATTTCAATCCTGCAGGTTCCGAATGGATGTAGACATTGCAAGTAAAGACGCTAATGTGCAAATCATTGGCTCAGGTGTGCACGACTTGTACATTTTTCCAAGCGACGCAGACGCCTTGGAACTCTGGTTAACCCAGTTCAAATGTCATCTGCGAAAAGAATTCAGTAAGGACCAAAATAATGACTGACCTAACACACTACCGGACCATAATCCTCCGGTTTGCTTACCTTCATATTCATCCCGGCGGTGGCATTGGCGCAATGATTATGCTTAAGCCGGGCTTTGAAGACAAACTAGACCATATTGCACAGGCTAATCTGGCTGAACTACTCAGATTTGCTGGTGCTCATGTCCCTCATGACACACGTAATGCTCAGGGATTCAATGACTGGCTTGGCGAAGAACCAAATATGTTTGAGAAAGAATCCTACAACAAGTGGGTGTCGGCAATCACACCAATGCCAAGACCTACACCAGCAGGATGGGAAGAGGTAGATACAAGTGCCTAGATATACGTATCACAATCAGATGTATGACTTTCAGGGCCGAGCAATCGGCCCTGTTGGTGTTTTTAATACCGCATTAAGTGCAAGGGCAGTGGCTATGATTCATGTCTATTGCCAATATCATGTCATGCAAATAAGAATCACGAGATGCCTTGAGCACACCTACGAGTTCCAACCATACATGATGGTTTACATGAACATCGTGACTAATAAACCTGTAACCAGTAGAAAGAACGTTTTTTAAAATGATGCTACCTTTTGACGTTATTAGTGGAGTGCTTTTACTTGAAGCATTACTTAACGAAAACATTATCAATCAAGGACAATACGATAGAATCGATAAACACTTTGATGATCTACGTAATAATCTTAACTACACACTAGTGATTACTTCCGAGTTAACAGACTTTATTGATGAATCACAATACATTAACGCAATTAACTTAGTTAAATCAAAATGTCCATTGACTCCCGGTCATGCATTTTATCTAGCTATCTAATGTTTGATGTGAGGGGTGCGCCTCACTAACAACGCATAGAAAAGAAACACAATCATGTCTACAACACCTACGTTTGAATATTTTGTTAGCCGCCTCAATGATGACATCAATCGCATCGGAGAAGGCAAGGGCAACACATATGACTTCTATGAGACAACAAGTCACGACAAAGATTTTAACGTCAATGGTCATAGAGTATCGCTCAGTTTTCAGTTACGTATTGAGGTTGCAACTAAAGAATTGGTCCTACTCGATCGCATTGAAGCTAAGATCATTGTGGCACTAACAATGTACGAGGATGAGAATACTCGCATTGAGCCATCTAGTAGAAAGCTACGTTCGTTCAACATCAAGACAACATCAGAGACACTATGTGATCAGATTACAGAGGCTACTGCGGCTTTCAATGTAGTCATTAAGGATATTGATATCCCTGCTGTACCGTTTGACTTCTGGAAGTACGTGTCAATATCAATGCCACAGTTTGACAAGGCTGTTGCATCTACTGCTCGTGACAATAGCGACTTAATCGAACTCGCTTAGTAACTATGTGAGGGGTGCGTCTCACTAACAACGCACACTACACAATAAGGAATATACACAATGAATACAAAGTTAGCTCTAGTATCAGTACCAATGTTTAATGCACCCGGAATGCTCCGCTGGGCACGTCACTTCTATCGCATGAAGAATGCATCAAAGCAAGATAAGAAATACTTCCTTGGTGTGCTTAAAGCTTGGGTCAATAGTGACAAACGAGCAAAGTACTGTCTTGAATGCGATGACTCATTCATTGAATGGGAAGACGATGTTGTTACAGTCACAATAGTAGAGGAAACAAAATGAAAGCAGAAGATCCAGTTGTATACAAGTATGAGTATTGGTCCACATATGGTGATGCCAGCCCTAATCGCAGGACAAACGTCTACCTCAAAATATACAGGACACAACCTACTAAGGTTACTGTGCGACGTGAGCTTGCGGTGATGATTGGCTGCACTTCCTTACGCAGAGGCGTTGAGCAAAACGATGATGGCACTCAACTCAGGCTATACAGTGAGCGTCACGCAATGGTTGGGTTTGGTGGTCTATATCTAGCCAACACAGGTAAGACATACAAAGAATTGAAAGAGTTATACAACAATGAGTGAATGGTTTAGCTTAGAAGACCGCAACTATCAGAATGACCACCGTGTACGCGGTGGTCAGGATCGTTGGTGGATAGATATCAATGAACGCAAGATGATGGTGAGACACAAGTATGACACTGAAGATGACAAACAAGTTTGGTACAAGTTTAAGTATGAGACATGCGATACGTGTGATGGTAAAGGCCATCATGTTAATCCTTCTGTTGATTGTAATGGTCTAACGTATGAAGACTTATATGACGATGGCTATGCAGAAGATTACTTTGATGGTGTGTATGACGTGGATTGCTACAAATGCCATGGCAACAGAGTCATGCCAGTAAAGTTTGGTAAGCCAATACACATAGAACCTCAAGAGGATGATAACGATGAGTGACAGCATATTCCTGCAAGCATGGAATGAAATCATAGAAGATAGTGAGGTAGCACAAGAGTGCTACCTTTCTCTTTATGAAAACGTTTCGTATTACGGTGGACCAGAGGAAGGAGGATGGTGGGGGTACTTGCAACTACTCCAAAAATATTGCAAGTGTTCATCGCATGCGCAAGCAGAAATGCTGATGGAAAAATTGCGTGATCACTGCGAAGAACTAACAGAAGAAGCAAAGAAAGCTGATGGTAATGATTGTTTACGTCACATGCACCGCGCTGATCAACGTGGTGAAGATGTTGATGATGACGGATATGACGGACCATCAACATACTACATGATAATAGAATCGATGCCCGGACAGCATCAAAACACAACAAGGAGTCATTATGAGTAAATACATACCACAGTACTATCACCAAGCAGCTGACATCATTATGGCTATGGCAGCCCAAGTATGGGAACTGCAATGGCAAAACAGCGAGTGGGTGCATTGTGAATGCAATCAGCATCGGACGTATGCAACAGACATCGTTGAAGACGAGTACTGCGTAGATACATGGAAGGTTAATGTCGAGGTTGGCATATGCCTTGACTGTAACCCAGCAACTTGCGAGGGTGAATGTGATGACCTAAACACAGTTAATATCGAGGTCGGCTGGGCAGGACTAAGCAAAGAAGACTGCGAAAAAATATGCCAAGTAATAGATTTGGATGATGACAAATACGGAGAGTATTGGTTTTGGAATAGCAAAGGAGACAGTAGTGGATAATGCCATCTAGAAAACTAACACCTAAACAAATAGCGTCAATACATCATCAAGCAAACAATGGCGTAAGTGTTGTTGCATTATGTGCTAAATACAACTTATCGTCATCACATATCTACAGAATCAAGAACAACACACAACGTAATAGAAGGACAAAGAAATTGAGTACATATAATGGCTGGACGAATCACGCAACATGGTTGTTTTATCTGCATCACCAAGAAGATGTAGAGAACTGGCTTCAAGACCACGATGAGGAAACACGTGAACATCTTGATGCGTCCGATATCGAATCATACTTTGAGGATATGTATGGTGAGCTAATTAATGGTATTGCCAACATCTACCTTACTGACATAATCAACAACGAATTACGTGACATTAATTGGCGCGAAATACTTAAGACAATAAAGGAAGACTAACAATGACAGCAAGAGAATATCTAAACAAGTTCGGGCTGGATGCAAATCCAGCCCTTTTCACCAATGTACACAATGGCAAACATATGAAGCCTAAGTACAACTCATACTGCATGTATACAGGATGGTCACAGCTTGACCCTAGGCATAACATCATTGCTGTTATGTCTAACTGCCAGACTAACAACGAGGACTACAACATCAAGACTGGTGACATGTTACAGACCTACATCATCATGCGTGATGTTCATCCACAAGAGGCTATCGACACAGGTCTTGACCGTTGTATCTGTGGAAGATGCCCACATATGAAAGGATGGAAGAAACATATTGTCAATGGCAAGGTAAAGATGGTTCGTACTTGCTATGTCAATATAGGCAAAGGCGTTGCTGCCATCTATGAATCATGGCATCGTGGCAACATACCACTTGTGTCCAGTGATGTCGCTGCATCTATACAAGTAGTTGCTGGCAAAGAGACTCGTATAGGCTCATATGGTGACCCTGTAGCCGTCCCATTCCCTATATGGGGTGATCTGCTGCGGCATAGCCTTGGTCATCGAGGTTACACACATCAATGGCGTAGCTGGATTGCAGAACCATTCAAAGGAATACTGCAAGCATCATGTGATAGTTACCTTGACCAGATAGATGCTGAGCGAGCTGGCTGGGGTACGTTTACCGTCCTGCCTGAGCATGACTACGTTAATCGTCGGCACGTAGCATACAGCAATGGTATGAAGCAATGCCCTAGCGATCCGTTCATCAATGAGATGCGTACATTCCGCAATATGCTACCGATGCACACAACCTGCGTAAGTTGTCCTGCATCATTACAGTGTGATGGCGATAGTCACGTTGTCATCCGTGCTCACGGCAGTGCAGCTGCGTGGGTTTAATTAAACAAATAAATAAACACAGAGGAGTTAGTAATGTTTTATTCAATATGCGAAGAAGAAGAGTGGTCAACTGATCGTTACGATT